CGACGGCACCGAGGACTTCATCACCGCGGCCCAGTCGCTGCGGATGTCAAACGGGACGCTCGAGGGCCACACGCCAGACCTGATCATGGCGTGGTACATGGCGGAGAAGGCGATCCGCCGGCTCCACGTCGACGACGGCGATCAGGACGACGTCGACGACGCGGACGGCGGCGACGGAGGCGTGAGTTACCTATGACAGACGACACATCCGATACCCGAGAGAAGCACGGCATCGCAGGCGGAACGGAGACGGTCGAGGACGTCCGGGACGCCCTCGAGGACGGCGGCGACTCGAGCGGAGGCGACGATGACTGACGGCTCACGGGTCCGGGTGGGGGCGTCGACGATCGGCGTCGACAAGGCGCTCAATCGGGTCGCGGAGACGACCCAACTCGACGAGCGCAACGCCGGCGTGACGATCGGCCAGGGGATCGAGCCGCCGTACCCGCCGTCGCAACTCGCGGCGATCCAGGAGCTGAACGGGACCCACGCGGTCGCGGTCGCGAAGAAGGCGAGCCGGGAGGTCGGCTTCGGCTTCGACTTGGTACCCCACGATCGCGCCGACGACCCCAGCGACGAGCAACTCGAGACGGCCGAGGACTTCTGGTACGGGCGGGAGACGATCTGGAAGATCGGGCCGAAGGGGACGACCGTCGCGACGCCGACGGAGGTGTTCGAGCAGGCCCGCCAGGACTACCACGGGATCGGCTGGCTCGCGATCGAGCTGATCTACACAGCCGACGACCAGCTGGCCGGGCTCGCCCACCTCCCCGCGAAGTCGGTGCGGGTGCGGAAGGCGGCCGACACCGACGAGCGCGTCGCGGGCCACGGCTACGTCCAGAAGCGCGATGGCGAGACGCGGTTCTTCGCCGAGGCGGGCGACCGCTACCGGACCGACGTCAACGGGAATGCCGACCCGGTGTACGTCGACAAGGAGACCGGCGACGTCTCGAGCGAGCGCAACCGGATCGACAACCCCGCGAACGAGGTGCTGTTCGTGCCGAACCCGCACCCGAACGCGCTCTACTACGGGATCCCGACGTGGGTCAGCGAGATCGAGACGATGGTCGGCGACCACGAGGCCCGTCGGTTCAACCGCGAGTTCTTCGAGTGGGATGCCCTCGGGCAGTACTTCGTGATCGTCGAGGGCGGCCAGCTGACCGACGACTCCCGCCAGGACATCCAGAACCTGATCACCGGCCTCCGCGACCAGGAGGGACGCCGGGTCGCCGTCCTCGAGGCGGAGGAACTCGACAACCAGGAGATCGACCTCGAGGGGGACGACACCGGTGACGCGCGGATCCGCGTCGAGCAGCTGCAGGCCCACGGCGAGGAGGACCAGGCGTTCACCGAGTACCGCAAGCGCAACGAGCACGACATCGCGAAGGTCCACGAGGTGCCGCCGCAGCTGGTCGGCGTGATGGCCGACTCCAACCGGTCGAACATCAAGGAGGCGATCCGGGACTTCACGAAGGAGAAGATCGAGCCGGCCCAGGAGCGCTTCGCCGGCCGGCTGTTCCGGATCATCCACCAGCAGGTGCTCGACGTCGAGGACTGGACGATCGAGTTCCAGACGAAGGGCGCCGAGAACGAGCGCGAGGAGGCCGAGGTCGCGAACATCATCGTGAACGCCCTCGAGGCCGGGATGAGCGTCCGGGAGGCCCGCGAACTGTTCGGCCTGGAGCCCCAGCCCGAGTGGATGAGCGACGCGATCGCGAACGCGACGCTAGCCGAACTCGCGCCTGACGTCGGGCCCGGCGCTGCCCTCGAGGGCGCCCTCGAGGAGAACCGGGAGGAAGCCGCCGCGGCCGCCCGGACCGCCGAGCGGCTCTCCCGGGGCGGCGCCGAGACCACAGAAGCGGAGGCGGAGGGCTGACCAGACCATGTGCCAGGTGACGACGATCTCGAAGACCGACCGCCGCCTCGTCACGAAGGTGGAGTTCTCCCCCGAGGTCGAGCGGGCGTTCAACTGGCTCCTCGAGGAGTACCAGGGCGCGCTCGGCCCGCTCGAGGACGACATCCTCGGGGCGGTGGAGTCGGAGTCGGTCGACCTCTCGACACTGGAGACGATCCGGCTCGAACTCGACGATCGGCTCGGCGAGTACACCGCCGACTTCGAGACCGTCTTCCGGGAGGGCGGCGAGCAGGGCGCCCAGGCCGGCCGCGAACTCGCAGCACGCCGGCACGCGCTCGACATCTCCTTCGACGTCGTCCCCGACCGGACCCTCGCGGAGCTCGACGACTGGGTCGACACCGCCGCGGGGTCGACCCTCGAGACGATCACCGAGGACGCCACCCGGTGGCTGCGGTCGGCCCACGAGGAGGGGCTGTCGATCGACGAACTCACCGACCAGCTGCAGAGCGAGTTCTTCGACGGCCACCTCGAGGACCACGTCGCCCGCCGGGCGGCCCGGACGGCGACGATCTCGACGTCGAACACGGGCAGTCACTCGGCCCACCAGGACGCCGACGGCGTCGTGGCCGAGCGCTGGGTGACGGAACTCGACGGCCGGCAGCGTGACTCCCACGAGGGCGCCGACGGCCAGGTGGTGACGGTCGACAATACCTTCGAGGTCGGCGGGGTCTACCTGGCGCACCCGGGTGATCCGTCGGCGCCGGTCGGCGAGATCGCCAACTGCCGGTGCTCGGTTGTGCCGGTGTTCGCCGACGAGCTCTCCGAGGAGGACCTCGAGGCGATCGAGGCCGGTGACCGGATCAGGCTGTAGTACCGCGCGGTTGAGCAGACGACTCCCGATGACGACATGCCCGCCGGGGCCGCTGTTCGAGGGCTTCTACCCGGCCGAGATCGAGACATGACAGAGACAGAGCCGCGTCGCTTCGAGAAACACGTCGCCATCAAGGAGGTCGACGAAGAGGAGCGGACGGCGACCGGCGCCGTCCTCGTTCCGTGGGAAGTCGACCGCCAGGGCGACTGGCCCCGGCCGGAGGGGGTCGGGGCGATGTACAACCCCGATCCTGACGACGGGGTCATGCACGCCCGCTTCCCTGATGACGCCGCGGAACTCGTCGAGAACGCCCTCGCGGACGAGCCGATCGAGCTCGGCGGCGAGACGTTCCCGGCGGGGACCTGGTACGTGACGCGCAAGTACCACGATGACGAGCTGTGGGGCCTGATCCGCGACGAGATCCTGACCGGATTCTCGATCGGGGGCGAGGTCTCCCAGGTCGTCGAGTACGAGTCGGCGGACGACCTCCCCGACGAGGTCGCCGTGCCCGACGCGGTCGACATCGAGGCCGTCGACGACGACCTCGAGGAGATCGTCAACGGGTTCACCACGGAGGTGAGCGACGTCGACATCCCGGCAGTGCCGAGTGCGACGTATGCGACGGCGAAGTCGATCGGGAAGTCGATCGTCAACGATGTCGCCGGCGAGGAGGAGTTCGTCGACGTGTTCGCCGATCGGGGCCACACCGAGGAGGACGCCCGTCGGCTCTGGTCGTTCCTCGATGGCGTCGAGAAGCGAGCTGGCGTCTCGAAGGGCGAGACCCTCGAGAAGCTCGCGACGCTCGCCGCCGATGCGGACACCACACAGAAACATGACATGAGCACGAACCCGACCGATCCCGATGCCGGGGGCCTCGACGACGAGGACGTCGGCTTCCTCAAGCGCCTCCGGAAGGCAGTGATGCCGGCCGGGCCGGGACCTGGTGCCGACGTCGACGTCGACGTCGGCGACACCGCGGTCTCTGGAGCGACGCTCGCGAAGGCCGCGACCGTCGTCAAGGAGGGACGGACCCTCAACCAGGAGAACCGGAACGCGCTGATGGCCGCCCACGACGCGATCGAGGCGGCCCTGGCGTCGGACCTCGACGACATCGACTACCAGACGAACCGCTTTTCAGACGACACTCGCTTCGACTTCGACCTCACGGCGTACTCCGAGAAGGTGGCCGAGAAGACCCTCGAGTCCGTCGCCAAGGAACTCACGCCGGAGCAGGCCGAGATCGTCGCGGACACCGTCGAGGAGTTCGCGACGAACCACGGTGACGCCACCGTCGGCGACTTCCGCGAGTGGTCGTGGGAAATGGAGTGGGCCGAGGAACTCTCGCCCGACCAGATCGTCGCGCTGCAGAACGCGTTCGACGAGTACCACGCCGATCGCGACGCCGAAGAGAACGTCGTCACCGACGACTTCGCCGACTGGCTCGGCGACCACATCGACGCAACCATCGAAATGACTGACGACACCGACATCGACGTCGAGCAGAAGCTCGACGAACTCGAGAAGCGCATCGACGACCTCGCCGACGACGGCGGGGACGGGACCAGCAAGGGCGCCGGCGCCGACGACGGCTCAGGCGGCGACGAGGACCTCGAGAAGCAGGTCGAGGAGCTCCAGGAGCGCCTCGACAAGCTCTCGCAGTCGACCGCCGGCACCGACCAGCTCGGTGGCAACGGCGGCAACAGTGAGACGGGCAAGAACGCGGTCGAAACCGAGAAGCAGGTGTTCACCCGATGACAGTCGTCAAGCTTTCCGGCGGACGGACGCTGAACCGCGAACAGACGCTCTCCGCGATCCGCAACAAGAACGCGGAGGTCATCAAGGAGATCACGACCGGCGACTTCCAGGACGGCGGCCGGCTGAACCGCCAGCAGTTCGCCGAATTCTACCAGGAGGTCATCGACGAGTCGAACGTCCTCGATCGCGTCCGCCGGGTGCCCGTCGACGGCCCCGAGTCGCAGATCGACCGGATCGGCGTCGGCGAGCGCCTCCTGCGCGAGGTCGGCGAGAACTCGTCCGTCACCGACCAGTCGGACACGATCGACAGCTCGAAGGTCGACATCGACGTCACGAAGGTCGGCTTCGGCTGGGACCTCTCGCGGGAGACCGTCGAGGACACCATCGAGTACGAGAACACCGCGCAGATCATCCTCTCGCAGTTCTCGAGCCAGTACCAGTTCGACCTCGAGACGCTCGCGTTCCAGGGTGACACCGACGCGACGCTCGACGACGGGTCGGGCGACCCTCACCCGTTCTACTCGATCCTCGACGGCTGGATCGTCGAGGCCGAGAGCGACGGCGCCGCTGTCGACGACGACGGGGCGACCGACACGCTCACCTCGGGGCACCTGTTCGACCTGACGTACAACATCGAGGACAAGTACCTCAACGCGACCGACCCCGTCTTCTTCGCCCACCCCAAGCAGGTCATGGCCTACCGCCAGGACCTCGCGGAGCGGGAGACGTCGCTCGGCGACTCCATGCTGACGACCGACGAGGTGCCGACGCCGACGGGCTACCCGATCGTCCCGTCGACTGCGGTCCAGAGCGACACTGTGGTGTTCACCGACCCGATGAACCTCGCGTTCGCGCCCCACCGGGACATGCGGGTCGACGTCACCACCGAGTCCGAGAAGGTCGTCAAGAACGACCTCTTCGCCCAGTACGGCGTCACCTCCCGCATCGACTTCGCCGTCGAGCAGGGCGAGGCCGTCTCGATCATCGAGAACATGGCCGAGCCGACGGCCTAACCGGGGTGAGCGCACATGCAACTGCGCCACCGTGAGAAGAACTCGCCGAGCCGGTACTCCGGCCCGGGGTTCACCTCCGAGCCTGGCGACGTCGTCGACGTCGATCCCGACGTCGGCGAGCGCCTCCTCGAGGAGAAGCGGTACTTCGTCCGCGCCGAGACGGCCGCCAGCGGTGACGCCGGCGATGCCGACATCGACGCCGGCGCCAGTACCGCCGACGGCGAGTTCGACGTCGAGGAGTGGCTCGAGGCCGACTATGACGATCGCGCCGCGCGGGTCGAAGCCGGCGAGGTCGACGAGCACCTCGAGGCGATCGCCGAGGCCGAGACCAGCGACACTGTCCTGGACGCCATCGGCGTCCGCCGCGCCGAGCTGGAGGAGTAACCCATGTCGGATCCCGAACGCTACCTGAACGTCGCCACCCTCGAGGACGAGATCGCGTATCGTCCCGAGGCGCTCGGCGTCGACGACGAGGTCGGTGACGGCGAGGACGTGAGCGACTGGGAGCAGCTGCTCCAGCGCTTCCTCGACGAGGAGTCCGACCGGATCGAGGGCCCGAACTACGCGGACACGCGGTTTGTCCCGACGACGACGACGGCGACGCTCTACGGAGACACCGCAGCGGTCGGCGACGACCTCCTGCTCCGAGAGCGCCCCGTCCGCTCGGTCACGTCGATCGACGCCGACGGCACGGCGCTCGACGTCGACACCGATGTCCGCGTTCGGGAGACGCACGTCCAGCTCCTCGAGGCCGCCCCGCTCACCAGCTGGCCCGACGGGCCGATCACCGTCGAGTGGGAGTACGGCTACGAGGAGCCGCCGGGCGAGGTCATCGACGCGCTCGTGCGGCTCGTCCGCTCCCGTCTCGACCGGATCCAGACGGACGGCCTCGAGAGCGAGTCGCTCCCCTCGGGCCAGAGCGCAAGCTTCCGCCCGCCGGAGGAGATCCGCGCGGACGTCCGCCGGACGGTCGCCCAGTACGAACCGGACAGCTACCACAGCGGCGCGATGGTGATCTAGATGCGCCACCGGCTCGAGGTATCGCTGACCGACCGGGCGACCATCCGCCGGTATCGCGAACTCGACCCGGACGACGACACCATCGAGACGAACGCGATCGGCGAGCCGATCAACGACACCGAGTCGGGCGACGACTCGTCACTCGAGCCGATCGCCGAGGATGTCCCGTGCCAGTTCGACGACCGGTCGACGTCGTTCGTCCGGGAGGACTCCGGCGAGCGCGTCCAGCGCCCGGCGACGGTGACCTTTGCCGCCGCGATCGCGGACGAGCTCCAGGAGGGCGACCTCGTCGACATCGAGGGCGAATCGACCACGTACGAGATCCGCGGGCTCGACACGCAGACGGACCACCGCCGGGGGTACGTCGTCTCGGTCGAGGCCGAACTCGAGAGGGCCGACTGATGGAGTCCGAACTGACGTGGGTCGAAGGCTCACCGACGGAGCTCCGCGAGGCGCTCGAAGACCTCACGGACGCCCTCGAGGACGAACTCGCGTCCGCCGGCGACGACATCGCCGCCCGGATGCGCGGGACGGCCGACGAGGCGGCACCGGTCGACGAGGGGCGGCTGTCCTCGTCGATCGAGGGCTTCGCGGAGGTCGTCGGCGGGACACTCCTGAAGATCGTCATCGGGACGAACCTCGACTACGCCCAGCCCCTCGAGGAGGGGACGGATCCGTTCTTCCCGCCGCCGTCGGCGCTCCGGGGCTGGGCGGGGCGCGTCCTCGGCGACGAGGATCTTGCGTACCCGGTCGCGCGGTCGATCGCGGAGACCGGTATCGAGGAGCACCGCTTCCTCCGCTCCGGGCTGTACGATAACATCGAGTGGGCGCTCGACCGGCTCCTCGAGGCGATCGAGGACGCCGCCGCGGAGGTGGGGCTCGGATGACGTCCCACGAGAACGGTCGGACGGCCGAGCTCCTCGCCGACTCGCTGCGGTGGGTCGACGAGGACGCCGAGGCGTCCGACCTCCTCGGCGCGGACGGCGATGTCGTCGCCGCGCAGATCGCCCGAGAGACTGACGCCGACCCGCTCGTCGCGATCGGCGTCTCGGGGAGCTCCTCGGAGCGGAACAATCGGCTCGAGGAAAAACAGTTCGAGGTCCGGGCGCTCGTCGACGCGTCGACGTCGTTCGTCGAGGACTCCGAGGCGCCCGGGTCGCTCCTCGAGCTGATCGAGCTGAAGGACCGCGTCGTCGATATCCTGACGACGTCCCGCGACGGGTGGGGCGCCGAGGGAGTGACCGCCGACGAGGAGGTCGCCTTCGACGACGAGCGGAATCGGTACCTCGGCGTGACGAGCGTCACGTACGAGCGAACTGACCCGAACACAACTTACGAGTAAACAGCCATGAGCATCAACGAAACGTCAGATTCGAAACTCGCACCGCGTACGGTCGCGCTCGTCCAAATCGACAGCGCCGGCGACGCGCACGCGGTCGCGCTTACGAACGAGGAGAGTATCACCGTCGAGTTCAACGAGGAGACCTCGGAGTACACGCCGTCGACGAGGTCGCGGACAATCGTCGACCCGACGAACGAGAACCCGCAGATCACGGTCAAGACGGCGCGCTCCGTCTCGAGCGACGCGCTCGAGCAGTTCGGCGTCAAGGACCCGGACACCGACGAGTATATCCGGGACAGTAACCGCGAGTGGCCGACCGCCGAGCTGTGGTTCTTCGGTCAGGACGTCGCGATCGACAACACCGAGGCGGAGACGATCGACTCCTTCGATAACGTCCGGTGGGATATCGGCTCGTACGAGGACGGCGGGAACGCCGTGCTGTACGATATGACCGGGTACATCGAGGGTGCGCTCCGGCTCGATACTACCAGCGAAATCGGTAGCACCGCCTAACGATGAGTGACGTCACCGCACTCGAGAACAGCGGCGAGCTGATCGCCGCGCTCGACGACGTCGCCTCGGAGCAGGAGGCCGCGTCGGGGCGTCGACGCGAGCTCAAGGAGACGCGCCGGCAGCTCGAGAGGCCGCCGGAGCCGGTCACGGCCGACGGGAACAACGACGCGACGACCGCGGCCGAGCTCGAGACCGACGGCGCCGGCGACGAGCCCGGGTACCGCATGACCGCCGACCGCCGCGTCGGGACGGTCGCGCTCCCCGTCGACGGCGAGGGGGCGCTCCGGTTCGGCAAGCCGAGCGGCCGCGCCTCGATCGAGATTCTCGAGAAGATCGACGAGGTCGAGGAGGAAGGCGGCGCGATCACGGACTTCGCCGAGTACCTGTGGGGGACGCTCGAGAGCTGGTCGCTTGAGGACGAGTATGACCTCGACTGGTGGGCCGACTCGGTCGGCATGATCGACGCGGTCGAGACAGCTCGATCGGTCGCGCTCGGGGGAAACGCGCCGACAGAATAGCGGAGTTCGCACAGTCGGATTACGGGCAGAATCTCGGCTGGCTGTACTCCCACGTCGGCGTCTCCGGGCCCACCGAGTTCGGCCGACTCCCGCTCGGGGATCAGCGGTACTGGATAGAGTGGTACGAGGAGGCGGTCAAACGCGCGGACGACGGCGACAAAGAACACCTATTGAAAAATGGCAGACTATAATCTCGGCGGCGCGCTCGAGCTCGACGCGAGCGACTTCGTCGATAACGCGAACGAGGCCGCCGACGCGAGTAACGAATTCGACGACGCGGCCGAGAACACTCAAGACACTCTTTTCGAGTTCGACGCCGCGGGAGCGGCTGCCTCCGGCGGGATCGCGGCCGCCGGCGGCGCGATGCAGCAGACGCTCGACTCGACGCAGAAGTGGCGCGAGTCTCTCGGCCGGACGGCGACGTCGACGGAGCTGACTCGAGACGAGACCGAGGAGCTCGCCGCCTCGATGAGCAACGCGACCTTCCCGATGGGAGACGCCGTCGGTACGATGGACGAGCTCGCCCGTCAGGGAGTCACGACGAAAGACGAGCTCCGGGAGGTCTCGACGGCCGCCGACATGGTCGCCGACGCGACCGACTCCTCGGCGCAGTCGATCGCCTCGAGCGCGGGGCCCGCGCTCAACGCGATGGGGGAGGACGTCTCGGACCTGAACGAGCACATGGACACCTTCACGTTTATCGCTCGGAACACGACGATGGACGTCGAGGGGTTCTCGAAAACCGTCCGGAAGGTCGGGCCCGAAATCGAGGAGATGGGCCTCTCCGTCGACGATACGGCGGCGATCCTCGCTGCGCTCGAGGAGAAAGGGATGGACTCCCGGACGGCGATGCGCGAGTTCCGTCAGGCGACGAACGAGGCCGAGGGCGATCAGGACAAACTCATGAACTCCCTCGGCCTCTCGAACGACGAGCTCGAGGCGCAACAGCAGGCGCTCGCGGACGCCGAGGGGACGACGCGGAAACACGCCGAGGCCGCGAACGACTCCCTGACGACGATGGATCGGCTCCGCGCCCGCTTCGACGACGTGAAGCTCGCGGCCGGCGGGCTCCTCGGGCCGATCGACGCTCTCGCGCCCGTCATGATGGCCGCCGGCTCCGCCGGTATGTTCCTCTCGACGGTGAACGTCTCGGCGGTCGTCCCGTCACTCGGCGCCGTGACGGGCGCGATGGGGGCGCTCATGACGACGATCCTCCCGCTCGTCGCGATCGCCGGCGTCCTCGCGGCGGCGTGGAAGACGGACTTCCTCGGGATACAGGGCATCGTCGACGACGTCGTCGGCTCCGTCACGGGCGACCTCGACGACGTCGTCGGGTACCTCGAGCGGACGGTCCCGCCGACGCTCGATCAGCTCGAGGCAGGCGTCGACTCGACATTCGGCGCCGTCGAGAGCGCGATACAGACGGCCGTCTCGGTCGCGATGCCGCCGCTAAACAACCTGTTCGGGTACCTCTCCTCGGCGCACGCGACACACGTTGCCCCGCTCGAGGCCGAGTTCACCGCGACGTGGGACGTCCTCGAGGCGCGACTGACGTCGTTCGTCGGTTGGGCCCGCCCGTACGTCGACGGCTTCCTCTCCGGCGTACAGACGGCGTTCTCCCTGTACCTCGGCGTGTATCAGACGCTTTGGTCGACGTTCGGCGACGAGATCACCGCCGTCGTCGAGCTCGCGATCGGGACCGTCCGGCGCGTGATCGACCAAACGCTCGACCTGATATCGACGTCGATCACCGTCGCGCTCGCGGCGATCCGCGGCGACTGGGAAGGCGCGTGGTCCGCGATCGAGGGATACCTCGGTCGGACGTGGGGCCGGATCGTCTCACAGTTCCGCGCGTCGACGTCGACGGCGAGGTCCGTCTTTACCGGGCTCGTCGACGGCGTCAAAGACTCCGCGGGCGAGCTCGTCTCGTGGTTCACCGGGACGTGGGACGTCAAAGGCGCCGTCATCGGCGTCCTCGAGGACCTCAAAGGGTCGGCGATCGGCGTCGCCGGCGAGATATTCGACGGCGTCGTCGACGCACTCTCCGGCGCCGGTGACGCGATCGGCTCGACCGTCCGCGAGGGCTTCAATGCGGTCGTCCCGGACTCGATCGAGCTCCCCGAGGTCGAGGTCGGCGGTCAGTCGATCAGTACCGAAATCGCCGGTCAGGAGGTCGGCGGCGAGCTCCCGTCGAAGACGGTCGGCGGCGGCTCGTTCGACCTCCCGCAGCTCGACACCGGCGGGTACATCGAGGAGGAGGGGCGCGCGTACCTCCACGAGGGGGAGCAAGTCGTACAGTCGGCGCAGGTCTCCGATCGCGGCGAGGTCGAGGCCGACGCGGGCGCCGACGCCGAGGACGTCGCAGCGGCGGTCGAGGCCGCCTCGAGGGATGACGAAATCGTCTCCCTCCTCCGGCGCGTCGTCGAGCTCCTCGCCGCGCTCGACGCCGGCGACGTCAGTCAGAAAGAGGTCCTCCGGGCGCTCGGCGTCGCGGAAGATCGGCGTTCCGGCCGTGACCCGCTCGGAGGTGCCTGATCGTGGCGACTGCCGACCTGACGCTCGTCATCGAGCACGCGAGCGGCGAGACATCCGAGCTCGTCGTCCCGTCTCCGACCGCGATCGACGACGAGCGCGTCACCCTCTCGACGATCAGCGTCGAGCGCGCGCTCGACCGGGTCGGTCGCTGCGAGGCGGCCGTCTTCCGCGACGAGTGGCTCGACGTCCTCGACCTCGTCGATCGGCGTGATGACGAGCTGTATGTCGAGGACGACACCGGGACGGCGATCTTCGGCGGCCGGCTCGATGACTGGCAGTTCGACGGGACGACCGTCTCCGTCCAGATCGACTCGTGGGAACGCGACGCGCTCGACGACGAGCCGCCGGTCGAGTTCTCCCGCAGCGCCGCCGCCGACGACGTGATCGCGTCGGACATACTCGACCTGATGCCGGCGTCGATCGCGACCGGCGTCGTCGAGCAGACGACGTCGTCGATTGACTACGGGGCGACCCACACCTCGGCCGCGACGATGCTCCGCGAGCTCGCGGACTCGACCGGCGCCGAGGTCAGGTACCACCCGGACGGCACCGTGGATTATCTCGACCGGCGCGGCGCCGCTCGAGACGACGTCGTCTCTCCGTCGGCGGGCGCCGTGATCGAGGAGCCGCGGATCCGACAGACGCTCCGTGAGGAGGTGACGGACGTCCGCGCCATCTCCGACGACGATCCGACGATCTACGAGGAGGCGACCGCGATCGCGACCGACGCCGGCGAGCGGCAGGTGTGGGAGGTCGACTGGATCGACTCGACGTCGAGCTCGCGCTTACAGGCACGGGCGACGCGGCTCGCGAACGAGTACGCAGACGCGCCGGAGTACCTCGAGGTCGAGACGGCGCTCGACGTCGACCAGTTCGACCCGCGCCCGGCGGTCGGCGACTCGTACCCGGTACAGCTCCCCGCGTACGGCATCGACGAGCGGCTCCGAGTGATCGAGACGACGCGCTCGATCGACGATGAGGGGGACACCGTCGACGTCCTCCTCTCAAATCGGAAACTGACGCTCGCCGGCCGATAGCGGGGGAAACATCATATATCAGAACACAGACAGAAAACAGATCAATGTCAGACTTCAACGCGCTCGGATACGAAGACCTCCGAACCGCCGTAACGAATCGATGGTCGCACATCGCACTGATCGACGACGCGGGGAACGAGGTGACGCGCATCGACATCGCGAACGACTCCCGGACGTCATGGGGCGACCCGTCGACGAACCCGGTCGACCTCTCCGTGACGATCACGGGAGCCGACTCGGATATCCCGACGCCGACCGAGTTCTCCGGGTCCTCGCTCCACACGAGCGACACCGGGGATGCGACCCACGATGACACGTTCGAGGGGGCAAACGTGATCATCGACGATAACGACCAGCTCGAACTGACTCACTCAGTCGAACTTCCGCAGGTGTAACTCATGGCTGAAGACCCACCAGAGACCCCGAACTACGGCTTCCCGCTTATGAGTGGTGCCGACGACGATTACGTCGACCTGTGGCATCTGATCCTCGAGGACGGGAGCGCGGAAACGAACAACGACGGGCTGATCGAACCGCTCGACACGATCCTCAACTCGATCGAGTCGGACGTCTCGACGAACGCGAGTAACCTCTCCGATCACGAATCGGCGACGAATGTCCACGGGTCGAACGGCGACGTCGCCGGGATGAACGACCTACACGACCCGGTCTCAGGCGGTGGGAATATCTCCGTCGACACGAGTCAGACGGTAAGCGTAAGCCCACAAGGGTCGGGGTCAAACCTCGACGCCGATACGGTCGACGGGCAACACGCGTCGGATATCACCTACCCGAGTGAGACAAATCCCGCCTCGCAATCGACCGGGTATATCGAAAGCGGTGAATCAAACCCGGACTGGTGGAATGGAAACGAGTCAGACGGGACGCAAAAACTGACGTCGCCCCATTCCACAGAAGTGCATTATTACCGCGACGAGCGCCTCGACCTGTTGGGGCCGGTCGACGGCTATTATCTGTCGTTCGACCTCGATTATGATGCGATCCTCGAGCGCGTCGGATATGTCCCAGAGGAAGGCAGGAATGTCAACTGGGTATATGCGAGCTCGACGGGCTCGAGCGGCGAAAATACGAGCCACTCGTGGAGCGATGCCATCCCGGAGGACACCGTTTATCAATGGGCTTTCGAGGTCAAGAACACGAGCGATCAGTACGAATACGGCATCGTATTGAACGAAATGTGGCCGCACAACGTCAGTCTCCCCGAACACAGTCACACCCTACCATGACGAAACGAGAGCAGATCACCCACGACACCCTCAACGCACTAATCCGGCTCTTAGACAAACGCGACGTCATCGAGACGACCGAGCGCGAGGACCTCGAGGCGAGTATCCGGATCGGAGAGGCACGCGAAGCGGAGGAAAACGCGCCGCCGGGAGTCTCGGTACGCCGGGAGAAAATCTCCGCGGACACCCGGGAGTTGATCGCTTCCGCGTACGACGACCTCGAGGCGGCGCGCGAGGACGACGAAGTCGGACTCGACGCCGAGGTCGCCGCGCTCGAGACTATCGTCGACGCGCTCGTCGACGTCATCACGGGAGACACTCTCGAGGAGCTCGGCGCCGCGACGGAGGAGTAACGCATGACGGGATACGCCGGCTGGGGCCGGAAGGCGTGGGGCGAGGGGTCGTGGGGAGACGATCCGCACCTGGAGGTGACGATCGTCTCGACGAACTCGCCGGTCGAGGCGGGGCAACAGCTCGAGGTCGACGTCAAGGCCGAGAACCTCGGCGGCGCCGGCGAGGGAGACGTCGAGCTGACTGTCGAGGAACAGTAAGATGCCGACGGTCGACTCCGCGACGGTCACGCTCGATCATGGCGGGACCGACTCGCTCACTCTCAACTGGTCGACGTCGACCGACGACAAAGGCGACTGGACAGCCACGGCCAACGACCCGGTTGGAGGGTCAGATTCGACGAGCGTCTCGGTCGTTGAGACACACACACGGACGACGACGGCCATCTCTCCCGGTGGCGACGCGGTCGTCACACGCGTTCTGGACGGCGCTCGATCGACGCTCGCGAGCGGCGCCGGCGACGCGGTCGTCACACGGACGGCCGCGATCTCGAGGACGACGTCGGCGGACGGGACCGGCGACGCGATCGTCACACGCTCGTCGACGTCGGCGCGGACGACGCTCGCGGAGTCACCCGGCGGGGACGCGACCGTCTCTCGATCAGTCGTCGCGGTGCGGACGACGACGGCGACCTCCCCGGGCGGAGATGCGTCGACGTCGTGGCGCGCTGTGCGGGCGTGGGCCGTCCCTAACGAGACGGGCGTCGCTCGGGTCCTCCTCGAGCCGATCACTGTTCAGACGGACCACGACGTCGTCTCGTTCGGCGCAGTCGTCCCGGCGGCAAAGAAGGACGCGCTCGAGTACCTCGAGGCGGCGGGCGACGTCGATCGCGAGGAGACGGCGTACGGCGCCTTCCGCCGGATCAGTCGCGGCGCGCTCGATCCGATCACGGTCACGCCGCCGGAGAAGCTCGTCCCGCCGTTCTCGGAGCGGAAGGTACACCCGGCCGGGTACTCGGTCTCGGAGGCCGGCGAGGATCGGTGGGAGCTGTCGCTCGACCTCGGTCTCGATCGGCCGCGAGCTCGCGAGCCGCCGGCGATCACGGGCGACGCCGAGGTCGTCTCGACGTCGACGGTCGGCGTCGACGCGGAGTCGACGAACACGGTGACGATGACGTGGACGCCGTCCGGGTCGGACCTCGGCGAGCACCTCGTGACGGCGTCGATCGAGGAGACGTACGCGCACCCGGCGACCTCCGACTCGACGACGGTCACGGTTTCAAACGCCGAGTGGGTCCTCGACTTCGGCGTGACGTCGATGAACCTGACGCGGGAGACGATCCGGCGGATCAGTCGGTCGTCGTCGAACGGCGTCACCTCGGTCGACCTCCCGATCGCCGTCGACAGCGAGCTCGCCGCGGATATCTTCGCGGCCGGCTCGCGCGTCGGCGCTTCACAAATCCGGCAGCTCCCGGACGCCGGGAACGTCCCGGTCGACCCACTCCCTGACGAAGACCTGACGATCGAACTCGTCGCACCCGACGACGCCGAGGTCGACACAGGTACGTACGTTCTGGACTCCTGGTCGGCAGCGCGTGAAGACGCGACGGCCGACCCGTACGAGTTCGAGCTGACGCTCCTCCGACAGCGATGACGATCTTCCCGATCCGGAGGACTGACCCTGACCGAGGGTGAGCCCATCACGGCGACCACAGTTGTCGGCGTTCTAGCGCTCCACCGTCCAAGCTCTTCCCACGGAGGCCCTCGAAGAGGGTTCCGTTCCGAGATCCTGCGCACTTTTCATACGAGCAGCGCTGATTCAGCCAGCTCTTTTGATATACGGAGCTGCTCGATACCACCCGGTAACATTTTACATCTGAATAATAAGATAACAGTCATGGCAATTGCCGATCACCTGCCGTTGTTCAAGGCTGGACACACAAAACGGAACATCGCCGTTGGAGCGGTCTACCTCCTGCTACTGCCACTTTTGATACTCCTCATCCCATTCTATCTCCTAATCGCGATCGGGACGAACCGACATGGCCTCGGTGATACGGTCGCAGACTCGCCGCTGGGGGCGATTCCTGGCGTCAGCGGTGGGGGATGGAGCGCTGGGATTGTCGTCTTCGTGCTGATAATCCTCGTGTTTGGTGTGATCGGCGCCGTTGCGCCAGGCGACGGCGGCGATACCACCCCTAACGCAGAGCTCAACAACACCGACGACGTCGAGGATGCCGATGATCCCGGAACTAGCGATGGCGACTCCGGGGAGAGTGAGGACACGGATGGCCCTACCGACGACAGCAGTGACGATAGTACAGACGGCGGGCAGACAGACAGCGGTGATGGAAGTACAGATGATAACAGTACAGACGGAGACTCCGGCCAGACCGACGACAGCGGGACCGGCGACGACCAGGACGAAGAGACCACGGTCGACGAACCAGAGCCCCAGACATTCAGCGGCCAAGGGTCTGACACGTCCAAGAGCTTCTCCGTCGAAGGCGGGTTCACGGCGATCAACCTCGAGCACACCGGAGAGAGCAACTTCCAGGTCGAACTGATCAACGAGCAGACCGGCGAGACGGAGGGGTACCTCACCAACACGATCGGCGACTATGACGGCGCGGTCGCTCTCTCGCTCTCGGAAGGCGACTACTTCCTGGACGTCACCGCTGACGGTGACTGGAGCGCAAACGTCACCCAGCCGCGGTTCGCCGACTCCGACGTCGAGTCACCGCCCGTCGACGCATCCGGCCACCAGCACGACTGGATGGGCCCGATCGACTTCGATGGTACCGTTGAGGTGACCGTCGAAGCCGAAGATGACGGGAACTTGGCCGTTTGGCTGGCGGACCATCGCGGTGAGCGGGTCGATCTCCTGGCGAACGACATCGGACCGTATGAAGAGACCACCGTTGTCACCCAGGACGGGATTGGGCTGCTCGTGATCGAGACAAACGACGTCAACTGGCGGGTCGAAGTCGAAGAGCGCTGATCGAGGCGCTCAACCTCGAGGACGTCGAGCGGATCCGCTCGCAGCTGTCGGCGCGGAGCAAGCGGGTGTAGCGGCTACCACAGCCCGACGGCCTTCGTCGCGAGGAGCGCGAGCGCGGCGAGGACGATCTTGTCCAGGTGCGACGTCTCACCAGATCGGGACGCCCCCAGCAGTTTCGCGAGCCACTCGGGGCGTGCGAGTCCCCCAACGATGTTCCAGCCTCGATCGTCGTCGTTTGACATACCCAGCACGTCGAAGCAATCTATTGTAAATCTTCTGTAGAGTATACTTTGAGTAGCTGCAGGTAGGACTATACCATCTGATAATTATTTTAATCCGCAAATATGCCGCCAATTCGCTGTCAGGGGCGCATGCCGGCGGTGAGATTGTGTATTTCCAATAGCCATCCCCGATACTACCAAAATAGTTATGTATAGACGCCGCCCTAATAAATCGCTGCCAGCAATCCACTGGGGCACCACTACTGATCGAGCATCCCAACGTCTAGGCCTATCCATTGGTGGTGTCGGGAGTAGTACACGGCGGTCTGCCGTGGGCGGGCTGATAGCCCCGCCACCCCAAGGTTTCCGGATGACACGATCCTCATGAGAGCCACTGATCCAGCAAGAGATCTTCTCGACATAGAATCTGCCGCGGATGTGACCAACGCTTGCCGGACAAAAGGGGCTGGACTTTCAGTTCTCGTCAGCGATCATGATCGTCCCGTCGCTCGCGACAGTGACAACCAACCCGTCGACCGTGAAGGTAACGTGGACGTTGTCGGCATCCGCGTCGAGGACCGTCTCCAGTGCTTCTGTATCGATCTCCTCGCCCAGCACGAAGTCTAAGTTTAGTGGATCTGTCTCTTCGTGATCGGCAATCGCTTTGACGATCTGGACGTTATCGGGAGAACTACGCCCTGATGAAACGGCCGCGTCCGCATTTTGGAATCCCGCCTGCTCATTACTCATTCCGATACTAGCGCAATCAACAATGGGTCCATTAATGGTTCCGATACCGGTGCTATCTCCGTTATTGGCGCTCAAATGAGACTTCTGTCGGTAGTAGCGACTCGCCATTGTACTCGGCCATAACGTGATCTGGAATGTTCTGTATCTCTCCCTCGAGTGAGAACTGTATTGTCCCATCCTGAACGGTGATGTCCGCCTTCTCAAGTTGCAACTGGGATTCGTCGGTCAGGTCGATTGTAAGGCTCACACGACAATAGTAATTATATATTGTGAAGTACGTACCGGTGACCGTTTGTTCAGTCGCTACCAGCGCGTCAAGATCCCCCACGAGGATCCTCAATAAGCCGCCACAACGCGGTTGGCTCATGGATATACTCAATCTTCCCAGCTGCGTGGAGGCGATCGAGACGCTTCGAGACCGTTGGCCGCGAGTAGCCTGTCTCGTCGACGAGCATCCCGGTCGTAGCGTAGCCGTGCTGGGTCATTACGTCGAGAACCTCGTCCATCTTGTCGTCAATCCGGAGCGCCATCGGTTGGTCACTCATAAATTCACCATACTCTTAGTCATGCACGTTACTACTTACCTTTTGCGACCATCGTACTGACAACCTTTACGCATCGTTAACCATAAGTGTCCGGGCGTAGAAGATGGTACTGTGAGGCGCGGGGTGACGTCCTGGGAGAAACTCCCGGGGCCGGTGCTGGAACACCGACCCCGCGCTTCCGGTGACAGAAGCAATGTCGACTAACGTATCCAGCGGGCTTGAAGCCCACGACTCCGAGCAGAGTATCGGCGAGCGCGACGTCCGTGCGCTTGAGCAGTACCTGACCGTCCTCCCGGACTACGGCCGCGCAAAGGGCGCCACCGGCCTGTTCATGGTCGTCTCCGAGAGCGGCGAGGAGTACCTCGTCGACACGTACCAGCCGGCCTGCGAGTGTGCGGACTTCGAATATCGCTCACCAGCCGGCGGCTGTAAGCACATCCGCCGCGTGGCGTTCGCGACCGGCGAGCGATCGATCCCGGCCAACGTCGACCGGACGTCGATCGACAACCAGCTGGGCCAGCACGTCGACGGCGAGATCCGGATCGCTGCGACCGACGGCGGTACCGCCTCGATCGACGACGTCGACGACCAGGACGACGTCGACGACCAGGACGACGTCGACGGCGCCGAGGAGTGCGAGGACTGTCAGTCGATGACCGACCTGCCGTGCTTCGAGCACTTCGAGGTGGACAAATGATGACGCCCTTCCATGTGTTCGGCGTCGACGAGGACGTCACCGATGAGGAGCTCCGCGAGGCGGCGAACGAGATCTTCACCGCGCTCAACGCGGAGGGGTACGACGTCGACGGCGTTGCCCCGGTCCTCCGCGACCGCGACGAGGACGGTGGTCGCGATGAATGACCTCTGCCGGAGCGCACAGAAGCGCCTCAACGAGATCGCACGCCAGCGTGCCGAGCAGTTCGACGCGACGATCCTGCACAACCACATCTACGAGAGCGTCCCCGAGCACACACGACTCCGGCGATACCTCGATCTCGCTGAGCGCTCGTACGATCTCGCATCCGATGTCGACGGCGAGTCCTACGACCGGGCGGCGTTCGCGGCGGCCGAGGAACTCGACAGTGCCGCCAAGGACCTCGTCGACGAGGTCGTGGCCGAACTGGTCGCGGAGCTTGATGATGAGACGCTCGCTGAATGGGGCGACGCGTGGGACAGCGAGGCGATCCAGGCCGCTCGCGCCGAGCGCGACCAATTCCTCGATCAGTCGAACAGCCACGCCGCGGCGGTGGTCCAGCAGCTGCGGGAAGCCGAGGACGGTGATCTCGATGTCTGAGGACGCCTTCGCGGTCGAGTGGCAGCCCGACGTCGGTGCACGTCGGAAGCTGCGCTTCGAGCCCGTCGACGAGCGCTGGCTCCGCGTCGAGTACGAATGGAACGGCTGTCAGTGGCGCGAGGTCGGGAACGAGCTCGTCGACGACGTCGAACTGGAGTCAGATGCCGAGATTGTCGCCTGATCCATGAGATCGTTCACAGAACCAGAGACCGAGTTTTTGCTGGTCACATCGGACTCGCCGCGCAGCGTCGACGGCTACAAGCTGGGCGAGCCGACGGGTGAGGTGATGTGTCTCGAGTGCTTCGCAGTCGCGGAGAACGTTGACGAGATCCCGCACGAGCAGGGATGTTCGCAGCGGTTCGTTCATTCGGAGTGGTACGCGGAGATGCTGGCGACCGACGGGTAGCGGGGCCGGGCACTGCACCCCCGGAAATGTAGCTATTCTTTTTATACCCCATTGCCGTTATTGTCGATGTGATATGTTGGCCGACCCCCGCGTGTTTCGTGAGGATCACCTCCCCAACGAGCTCCCGCATCGCGACGCGGAGCTGCAACAGGTCTTCCGGCAGTTCGAGCCGGCGGTCCGTGGGGTCGGAGCGCATTCGCTCTTGCTGTCCGGCCCGTCCGGCGTCGGGAAGACCGTCCTCTCGCGACACGCTGTTCGGGATCTCCGACGAGAGAGGCCGATCGAGCACGCGCTCGTGCCCTGCCTCGGGAAGACGACCGGCGACGTCCTCCGGGCGGTGCTCCGGCAGCACACCGCGATTCGAGAGAGCGATATCCCCGGGAATCAGTCGGTCGCCGAGTTACGGATCCAGCTGCGGGAGACGCTCGACGGGCCGATGATCGTCGTCCTCGACGAGGGCGACGATCTCGCGGACACCGACGTTCTCGACGAGGTCATGAGCATCGCCAACCTCGGCGTTGTCGCGATCGCCCACGACGCGACCGAGTGGCTCGGACGGCTCGACGCCGAGCTCGCGAACTGCTTCAGTGGCGACAACCACATCGCGCTCAGCCGCTACGGCGTCGACGAACTCGCGGACATCCTCGAGCGGCGGGCACGGAGCGGGCTGGCCGGTGACTACGTCACCCGGCGACAACTGGAGTGGATCGCCGACGAGGCCGCGGGCGTCGCTCGTCGGGGCATCCAGGCGCTCCGGGCCACCGCCGAGATCGCGGGCGAACGCCGACACGAGACGATCCAGCAGGCGGATCTCGAAGACGGGTTTCCGCGTGCCCGACGTCGGATCCGGGCGGCCAACCTGAAATCGCTCCCGTATCACCACCAGGTCCTGTACGCGCTGATCCACGCTGCTGGTGGGGAGATCACTGTCGTCGATCTCAACGACCGGTACGAAGCACTCAGTAGCGCCGCATACGCCGACGTCCCACAGACGCCGATCACTCGACGGTCGCGGCGGAACAAGCTGCAGAAGCTCATCGACTACGACCTGGTCGACGACGATGAGGACAACACCGATCGAGTGGTTTGGGCCGTCGATCGAGACGTCGAGCCGCGGACCGACATCGCGCAGGTAGTGGCCTGACGATCGGAGATGCGTTTTCAACCGTTCAGGACGTACGGCTCTCTTCTGCGTTGCTCGAACCGTAATGTGATTGGAGTTGTTCCGGCAGCCGGTCGCCGATGATCTCCCAGTGGAGCCCGGCCGCGTTGTTGTGATCGAACGTGATCGGGTCGTACTGGTACGGGGAGTCAGAATTGGCGCGCCACTGGGCGTGATCGAGCCCGTCCACGTGATCGTTTTCCTGTCGATGCCAGCCACAGTCGAAGCCCGCGCTATCGCTGTAATGAAACTTGAACCGGTCCTGGACGTCGGGTTGGGGCCACCAGCAAATCGCGATCTGTGCCTCCTCGGCGGGGATACAGCCGTCTGCGAAGACCAGCGTATCGATCTTGCCGACGAGCTCGAAGTCCAGCCCCGTATTGCTGAGCTGGATCGACGTCGAAGTGACGCCTGGAACACCCCGTAGCTCCCGCTGGAGGACGGCGAGAAATCGCTCGCTGTCCGTCATGAGCACCCCGCGCGAGGGTGAGGTCGTCCGACCATCTTACGCCGTGAGGTGCCCGTGCGAGTATTCATCGTAGCGATCGATCGCTTCCCGAATGACCGAGAGTCGGTATTCGAGCGATTCCCACTCCGAGGAGACCTGCCGATACTCGCGAGTCTGATCAGCACTCGTCTCCGGGTCCGCTGCGCGCGAGCGGAGTTCGTCGGGTGTTTCGGCGTCGTATGTCTCCCGCTGCTCCTCGAGCGTGTCTTTGATCTGCTCACTGAGTTCGAGCAGCTCGTCTTCTGTGTGCTCCTGGGCGAAGCGCGAGACGTCTCGGAACCGGAAGTATGCCGACGCTGGCGCGTACGTCGTCACGCCGTGGGCGGTCGCCGACGTCAGCGCTCGCAGGTCGACCAGGCGCTCGCAGTGCTTGCGCGTCGTGGATTCCGAAACACCCGCTTCCTCCGCGATCCAGGCCGCCGTCTGGGGCTCCTCGAGCGTGAGCGCGACGCTGATGATCCGGTCGATACTCTCGCTCGCCTGTTGCCAGGCGGCGTCTCCGCGCCTGCCAGCCCTGTCGCTGTCCTCTGTCATGGCTTGCATAGATATACGGCTCGCAGGTTAATTATCTACTGGTGTGGACGGATATACGATCTCCTCTGTAATCGTCCAGTCGGCGCTGACAGTCGATCTGTGCTTCTACCCCCCGGAAATACAGCCCCCTTTTTAGCAGTCTCCGCTCCTCGCTTCGAGTGCGATGCCCGATACAATCAGCCTCTCACTGTACGGCGAGGACCTCACGATCGAAAACGTCCGTCCGAGGAACGGCAGCGGCGCAGTCCTCGACGTCGAGCACGACGACGGCCGGAAGTGGCGCTGCGAGGTCACGGGGTCCGGGAAGATCGACGAGATACTGACGACCTGGCGCGACGACACGCTAGCCGATCTCGACGAACCGGACTGGCTCGAGGACGTCCTCGCAGAACTCCAGAAGGCGGCGTAGAAATGACCGGGTCAGCTGTCTTCAATCGCCTCTTCGACAAGATCGCCGAGTTCGTCACCGGGTTTGTCAGAGTGTTCCACCATCACCTCAAGTGCGATCTCACCCTCGTCGGTGATTTCGTAGACACCTCGCCCGACATCGTGAACGAGTCCGTAGTCATCGAGCTGCCGGAGGCGTGGCGAGACAGTCTTTCGATGCAGACCCACGTTATCAGCTACGTTTGCGGCCAAGTTCCGACCGTTTTGGCTGAGGTCTTGAAGGACCAGTCGGTCGGTCTGCATCTGAAACAGCATCCGATTGTTCGTCACCGTGGACATACTTACTCCTAACGGGATGATCCGACTTAGTCCCACCGGCAAGAGACGATTAGTAGTTCCAGATTATATCCTCCCGTCGGCAGCATTAAGTGACTGCGTCTGGTAGGCATAGCTGGAAGCCGGGTCCATATGGGCACAGAAAGTGCCCGCCGTGGTACCAACACGGCGGACGCGGCTTCCGAAACCCCTACCCGGGGAATTTCGCAAGCCAATGACGACTGACAATTCCGGGGCAAATAAACGTAGCCCCACGGACACGAGTAAAGACCGGCCTACCGGCCGTAGTGAAAGCGACGACTCGACGAGTCAGCAGGAAAACGCGCCGCGCTCGAACGCGGCGCAGGACGCGAAGGATCGTGCAGGCCCAGAGGCGCGTCCAGGTGAACAGTCGGAGCCGAGCGACCAAAACCTTGCCGTCGATCACTCGGACCTGTCCGCGTTCCAACTACGGACCCTCGCGGTGATCGCCGCGCACGAGCGCGGGTTCTACGACGAAGACGAGACCTACGGACTCTCGATCAAGCGCGCCCTCGAAGAGGTCGCCGACGAGGAGATAAACTACGGGCGCCTGTACCCGAACCTCGACGAGCTCGTCGACGACGGCCTCGTCGCGAAGCGCGAGCTCGACAAGCGGACGAATGGCTACGAGCTGACCGATGCCGGCGACCACCTTCTGCGCGAGCACGTCCAGTGGCTGCTGGGCTGTCTCGGTCGCGACGCGGAGGTGGTTCGATGAGTCCCTGGGCCTACAAAGTGGAGTTCGAGGGGCACTCGCCAGGACTGTTCCTCTCCGATGCTGATGCCGAGGTTTACGAGAACATCGACGAGGGCACAGTCTCGATCATCAGCTGGGACTCCAGCGACGAGAACGGAGGTGACGCGTAGATGCCGACCTGTCGCTGCGGGAAGCGCATCCAGTCCGGCCGCCTGTGTCAGGACTGCGAGCGCGACGAGCGCCTCGGGGGTTTCTCGCCCGCGAGCACGCGGTCTGATCCGGACGAACAGCGCTATGAGTGCTCGAACTGCGGGCACACCTACACCGACGACGGCTGGAACGGCTGTCCGAAGTGCGACTCCTCACGACGGCGCTACGTCGGCGACGTCGACGCCGGCGACGATAACGACGATCCGCCCGGCGCCGCGGTCGCGCTCCCGGACGGCGGGAAGGTCGCCGATCGCGACGTCGTCGAGAATCTTGTCGACCAGATCCGCGACACCTGGACGTCGAGTGATCCGCTGGTCCTCGCGTTCGAGGACGACGAAAGCAATCCTATCGTCGCCGACGTCGACGGCGAGCTTCGCGTGCTGTCCTCGGTGCTCGTCTACCCGCGCGAGGTAGACCACGAGGACGTCCGCGAGGCACTTGATCGCCACGGGCGCCCCTCGGTCGACCACCTGTCGGACCACAGTAATCGGTTCGACCGTGAGGACTTCGAGGACGGCCAGGAGCTCGCGACCGATGGCGGGCAGTCTCCTACCGAGACGGTCGAGCTCCAGATCCGCACGGATCGCGCCAACCTCGCCGGCGTGATCAGCGTGTTCGGGATGGGCGTCGGCTACGCCGAGCAGAACGGGATGCTGTTCGGTCCCGGCCAGCAGATCCTGAACATCGTCCTCGACGGGATGGAAGATGTCTATCCGCAGCGCCAGCGCGTCGAGGATCTTGGCGAGTGGATCGCCGGCGAGCAGCAACGCCTGGCGCCCGAGGTCGACGTCGAGCTAGTCGAGCTCGAGGACGACCTGGCCACCGACGTCGACGACAGTGACGATGACGACCCGGACGATCGCGACGGCGTCGAGATCCCAATCGCGGACGGCGGCGAACCGAAGCCACTCGACGCCCGGCTTCGCGAGGAGATCGATCACGTGCTCGTCGTCGGCGCCTCGAAGAACACCGATCGACGAATGCACATCCCCCAAGACGACGAGGAGACGCCGCTGTGCGACCACGCGCAGGGGCGCTCAACGAACTACCAGCACAAGGACGTCGCCGTCTTTCCGCCGGGGTACATCCCCTGGTGCGACACGTGCGCGCTCGACTACCTCGGTAGCCCGGAGGATACCAACACGCCCACGCTCGATGTCATCCCCGCCGAAATCCCGGACGGATACGCGCTCGGTGTTACGCAGACTGGAGAGAGCACGCACATCGTCGACTACGACGCCGACAGCGTGCTCACCGATCGCCCCGACGTCGGCGACGACCGGTCGCTCTGTGGGCACATCGGCTACTTCGAGCACGTCGAGGCCGACGAGGTCACCGACCCGCTCTGTACCGACTGCTGTAACACCGCGCGCAGCCGCCACGGCGTGGATCCCCGAGCCGATAGTGATCACCCGCTCCGTGCCGACGGTGACGGCCGCGAGGCGTTCCTGCGAGGGGACGCCCACTACTGCGACATCTGCAGCCGGCCGTTCGACTCGACCGACGAGCTCGCGAATCACAGCTGTGAGCCGGTGCGGGTCGACGGCGGTGGTCGCGATGCCTGAGCACCGCGCCGACTGTACGGACTGCTCGTGGAGTTTCCGTGACGAGGACCTCGTCGACGTCAGCGACGAGATGGAACGCCATGCGCGCAAGGAGCAGCACCACGTCGACCTCCAGCGGGCGGTCGCGACCGATGGCGGTCAGTCTGTCGACGGTACTGAGCGCGAAGATCGAGAAGTCAGGGCGGCGATGGCCAGCGCCATTCACCACATGGAAACCATCGAATCAAGTCTTGAGAATATCGATGCGCAAAAGAATCGCGAGGCGCGAATCCGACTCGAAAAGGCACTTGAGAGCCTTCGCGACCGTTCAGTAGACACGGGAGCTAATCAAGAGATTAGGACCGACGGCGGCGTCAATCAACTCGACTGGCCGGAGGGCTTCGATCGGACGTCCCCCGGCGAGCGCGAGTCCTACCCGCACGGCTTCCGCGTTTCACGGACCAGCGCGTTCGAGAACATCCTCGAGGAGCTCCGGAAGATGGACGCTCGGAACGTCCAGGTGAAGACGGCCGCGCCGCACACCGTTGATAATCCTCATCGCCCCTACGCCGATCGCGACCCGGACGACCCGGGAGTGGTCATCTACTTCGAGCGCGACGGCCAGCAGTTCGCCGTCCCCTGCGACCGGTGGGACAACCTCCGCGACAACGCCCAGGCGATCGCGAAGTACCTCGACGCCAAACGCGCGCTTGAACGCTACGGCGTCCAGACGGTCGAGAGCGAGTTCTCGACCCAGGCGCTCCCCTCGGGAGACGAGGATGTGGTCGCCGGCGGTGAACCGCCCCACGAGATCCTCGAGGTCTCGCCGGACGCCGACGAAAAGGTCGTCCGCGCTGCTGCCCGGGAGCTGAAGAAGGTGCATCATCCTGACCAGGGCGGCGACGGAGAACGACTACAGCAGATCATCGCGGCCGAAGAGGCGATGCTGGATGACTGAGTGGAACGACTGCATCCGGTGCGGGGGAAGCGGGGAGTACGTCGAGTGCTTCGACGACCTCTGCCACGCGCGCGGGCGCTGTATGCATGGCGAGAACACGTGTACTCTCTGCGAGGGGCTCGGCCGGATCACGTCCGAACTCGCCGACCGCTGGCGACAGCGGGATACCTTCGAGTCCGTAACGCTCCCGGACGCCGACCTTCGGGCTCGAGGCGATCTCCACGCCATCGTTCGCGAACGGCACGATCGCGTCGTTGAAGGAGGTGATCGCGATGCCGTGTGACGTCATCGACGTCAAGGGGTACGCCGACCTCGCGAGTGAGGCAAAACTCCACGGTCGCGATCCCGACATCGTCGCTTGCGAGCTCCAGGAGCACGGCCACAAGGATGACTGGCTGATCTGCTGGGTCCAGGACTGGCTCTTCGACGAG